GGGTTGCTTGAAGTGTTCGCCGACACGGTTGTGAAGGGGTGGGAAGGTGTTTGTGACAAAGACGGCAACCTGATGACTTTCAATCGTGAAAACGTTCTCAAACTTCTGACCGATCTACCCGAGCTGTTTCGGGATATCCAGAACCAGGCCAGCGAAGTTGAGCTGTTTCGGGAAGCCCAGCTCAAGGAAGAGGCGGGAAACTCGTAGGGTGTCTTCAGTATCTGCTCGAGATGGCACCCGAGCAGGAAGAGCAGATAATAAAGCAGTGCGAGGCTCGTAACATCGCACTGCCACAAAAGATACAGAACAAGCCTGAGCTGATGCTTGGGCTTGAACTGTATTATGGTGCTTTCTTCGACCTAAACACGTGTAGGCAAATCGGGATGGCTATGAGCCCCATAAGCTGGCTGCATATTCGAGAGTATGCCAGCACGTTTGGGTTTGACGAGGACCAGGAAGACAGGTTATATTTCTTCGTTCGACAAATGGATAAAGCTTTCCTAGAACACCACGACAAGAAATCGTCCAAGGAAAGTTCGAGTCCAGCAGCGAGGAAACTGAGTGGCAAATTTAAGTGACTTAGATAACCGGATGAATCGTCTCTCCAAGAAGCTTTCTGGAGAGGTCAACAAGTTTGTGCGTAAGGTTGCCTTCATCGCTGATCAGAATGTTGTCTTTGCCACCCCAGTCGATACAGGTCGTGCCCGGTCTAACTGGCTGGTCAGTGTGAACTCACCCGTAAATGAAACGATCCAGCCTTACAAGGCTGGTAGTGCGCTTGGTGTTGGTGAGGTGGCCAATGCTTCGGCTGCAACCGACCAGGCTTTAGCCGCATTAGCTGGGAGGCGCAATGACCAGGACATTTACATCCAGAACAACCTTGTGTATATCAGCAGGCTCAACGAGGGACATAGCCAGCAGGCACCGGCCAACTTTGTCCAGATGGCAGTCAAGAACGCTGTCAACACAGCGTTGAAGATAAAGCTATGACCACCGAGCGTATCGAAATTATTGTTTCTGAGAAAGGGACGAAAACTGTCCAACGGAGTCTCGAAGGGATTGGGTCAAGTGCGCAGAAGAGCAGCAGCAGTGTTGATCTTCTTAAGCGTGCTCTTCTGGCTCTTGGTGGTGTGGCCATTGCTCGCAAACTTGTTGAGATGGCCGACACCTTTACGCTGATTCAGAATAGGCTCGGGACAGTTACTGAATCAACGTCGCAGCTTGTGGCTGTGAACGAGGAGCTCTTTAAGATTGCTCAGGCCACAAGGCAGAATTTCCAGGCCACTGCTGAGGTTTACGCCAGGACAGCACTCGCAACCAAAGAGCTGGGGATTAGTCAGGCCCAGACATTGGCCTTTACGAAATCCTTGAACCAGGCTGTGATCCTTTCCGGGGCAAGTGCCCAGGAGGCCCAGGCTGGGCTGATCCAGCTGTCCCAGGGTCTTGCCTCGGGTGCACTTCGAGGAGACGAGCTCAGGTCTGTCCTGGAGCAGCTACCTGCCGTTGCTGACGTGATTGCAAAGGGTCTGGGTGTTACCAGGGGTGAGCTGCGAAAGATGGGTGAGGAGGGGCAGATTACCGCAGACATCATCCTCTCAGCTTTCGCAGATTCAGCCCAGTCGCTGAACGATCGATTCGCAAAGACGGTGCCGACCATCGGCCAGTCGTTTGGGGTGCTGCAGAATTCCATCATTCAATTTATCGGCCAGGTCAATAAGTCTATTGGTGCAACGGAACTGATCTCCTCCACCCTCCTGGGCCTAGCTAGTAACATTGACATTGTTGCTCGTGCGTTTGGCGCATTGTCGCTGGTGCTTGGTGTTCAATTTGCGCAGGTGGCGATTGGAAGAGCGATTGCGGGTTTGAAGGCACTGCGTGTCGCACTGCTTGCCAACCCAGTTACAGCAATTATCGTAGCTCTGACTTCTGCTGTCGCATTCCTTGCGACCTTTAGTGACAAGATCAGCGCAACTACAGACGGGATCACCACTTTGGCTGACGTTGGCGTTGCAGCGTTCAACATAATAGGATCTGCACTGTCAGCGTTTGTTGATTACTTCCAGGCTGCGTTTGGACCATTGCTTGGAGTTGTCCAGAATTTCTTTGGTGAATTCCAGCTGTCGTTCAAAGACCTGCTGAAGCTGAATGCATACTTTGTCGACAGGTTCATTGGGGTTTACATTGGAGCATTCAAGGCGATCAAGGCTGTGTTCAGCAACCTACCTGCGTTCTTCCAGGAGATATTTCTTGAGGCTTTGAATTTTGCAGTGGTCATAGTAGAGGAAGCAGTCAACTCGATTGTCGATCTTCTCAACAATCTTCCCGGGATAGAGATACCGGACATCAACGTTGGGAGACTTGAGGCCCAGGCGGCTCAGGGTGGGCAGGATGTTGGCGCAGCATTCATGGAGGGGTTCAATACGAAGGTGCTTGAGGCTGGGGTGGATAACTTGTTCGCTGAGGCTGACAAGATTGCCGCAGCTCGGGTAGCCGGTCAGGCAGCTGCTGCGCAGCAACAGCAGGATGGGTTTGACAGCCTGAATTTTGCCGGCGAGCGTAAAGCACCTGGTCAGGGAGACAGACAGCTTCAGGATACAATTAAGGACCTTGAGCGTGAGAATGTTCTGCTTAGCCTTAACACGCTTGAGAGGGAGAAGCAGGCTGAGATCTTCAAGCTTGAAAACCAGATAAAGAGGCAGTTGACGGAATCGGAACGTGAACACGTTGCGGCTCTCGTTCAGGCCAATCAACAGGCTGCAATTCGATCCCAGCTACTGGATGAAATTCGAGGTCCCCAGGATGCTATCCGCATGCAGCAGAGCGAGCTCAACAAGCTGTATGAGGAAGGGATGATAACTCTCCAGCAATACAATCTTGCAATGGCTAAGCTGAGTGCCCACTCGTTGGAGTATGGGACAACTGTTGCAGACGGGTTCAAGAGGGGATTCCAGAAGATCAAGGCTGAGATCCTCGATGTGAGTGCTGCAGCTGAGCAAACTCTCACCAATGCATTCCACACCGCAGAGGATTCTCTGGTTGAGTTCGTGAAGACTGGACAGTTCAACTTCAGCTCACTGGTTGACAGCATACTTGCTGACCTGACTCGTCTCCTTGCCAAGCAGGCACTGGCCTCACTGCTCGGTGCGATAGGTGGAGGCGGCAACCCCCTAGGCACTGTGCTCAGCTCGGCATTTGGAGGGGCGAGGGCTGAGGGTGGTGCAGTCAACCCAAACCAGGCTTTCCTTGTTGGTGAGCGTGGGCCTGAGATGTTTGTGCCCCCAGGTCGTGGGAACATTGTTCCGAATGAGGGGTTGCGTGCACCTGCCATGCAGCCTTCTCAGGTTAATGTTCAGGTTATAAATGTTCAGGATCCGAGCGAGATCCCTTCTGCAATGGACAGTCGGGAAGGGGACCAAGTTATTCTCAACTCACTTGCTAGGAATCCTGAAGTGGTTAAACAAAGACTCAACATCGCATAACGTTATGGCTTTCGTTAAAGGAACTGCTACCGACTACAAGAATCTGCTGGCCCAGCTGGTTCAGATTGTAACCTCAGATCAGGTCGCTACTGTCGCAGTCAATGCGGGTGGGACTGGATATGCTGTAGATGACATCCTCACAGTTGCTGGGGGGACAAGCACGCACGCTGCAACCCTTCGAGTGACTTCGGTGTCATCCGGTGTTATCAACGGAATTAAGGTTGAGCAGTCTGGCGCATACACCGCAGATCCGACGCTGACTGGAAATTCTGTCACGGGTGGTTCTGGGTCTGGTGCGACGATGGACCTCACGATGCAGACCGCCGAGTGGACCGCCGAGCGTAATACGGTATCCACCGAAACCGAGGTTATTCTCCGGGGTGACGGATCTGGGTCCGACAATATCTATGTCGGCATACGAACTTTCCAGGATGCTGGCGTATCGGCATACAACTGGGAGTTGGCTGGATTCACCGGCTTCGACTCGGGCCTCACGTGGAACAACCAGCCTGGAATATCTCATGGACGGTATGACGACGGGAACACCCTAACCGAGGGCGGTGCGTTTGTGCTGCTGGACAACGCTTCGATCACTTTCTGGATAACCCATAGCGGTCGGAGAATACTGGGTGTGGCGAAGGTTGCTGGTACCTACGAATCGTTCTACCTGGGCTTTCTTGACACGTTCTCCACCACCACTGAAGCCGTGTATCCGTTGTGTATCGCAGGAAGCTGTTCTCAGAAAAACACTCGGTTCAATTCCACACGAGCCTGCCACACGTCAATTATTGACCCCAGGGCAAAAGCCACGGCAACAAGTCCGACAACGTCTGGAGCATCGATGATGTTCAGGATGACCGATGGTTATTGGTATGACGTTTACAACGCCAGAGAGAATTCTGGAGTTGCAACCACTGCCATGACCGCTCAGGAAGTGAATAACGTTTCTCCGACTGGGGACATGGCCTACTCCCCTCCCAACACCACCCCAACTGCAGACAACATCTCGAATCTTGGAGCGTTTGAGTGGAACCAGTTCAAGAAACCTGATAACTCAACTCCGAATTATGAGCTCAGGCCGACTCCAGGATCCAGCAACGCAACTCCATTCTTTCCTTGCTTGGTGATGCTTACGAGTCCTTCAGAGCAATTCCCTGGAGAACTGGCTGGCGTGTTCTGGTTTAGCAAGGCCGGGACATCGATTGTTCCTGAAGATGAATTCGTGATTGGCACTGACCGGTATTTGATTTTCAGTGCTGCGAACAATACCAATAACTGGGATTATTTCTGCATCAAGAAAGAATAACCTATGGCCTATCAGACCGGAACAGCATCCTCACAGGAGGATCTTATGGACAAGCTGCAGACCTTTGCTGCGGCTAACGGGTGGACTGTTGATAACTTTGACACATCCAACGACAAGCTTTCTCTCCACAAAGGGTCAATCTATGTCCACTTCCACTGGGATAACGCTTCGTGGATAGGAATCTTCCAGTCTCTTGGGTTTATCTCAACTGGCACAGGGGTTGGTTCCCACACCGACGATTCAGGAAACCTTTGCGCCGAAACAGGTGCAATATCCTCTGCTGTTGGACACAAGGTCTGGCTCCTTGAACAGTCATACACGGCATATCACTTTTTCGAAAATGGGGCCGGTGCAGAAGACTACATCCATATCGTGGTAGAGCAAGACGCTGGTGTGTTTCGACACTTCAGCTTTGGAAAGATCACCAAGTTCAACGACTTCACTGGTGGGGAATACGCTGTAGGGCATTACCCATACGCAACAATAAGTCAGCAGACAGCCTACTCCAACACTAGGATGTGTCTCTGGGACGCTCATTGCAGCACGTCTACCATCATGGGGTATGTCCATCTTGAGAGCATGCCCAACCAGGCTTCTGGTGGTAAGTGGGGGTGTATAGGAGATCCAACCGCAGCTCGTGGAAACGACGGCAACAGCATTGCGCGTGCAATCGTTCTCGGTGGTGTTCGCGGAGGCCCATACAGCCAATACTCGCATCGCCAGATAAGCGGTGCCCAGGCTTTCATACCGTTCGCTCCAATACCGCTCTGGTATATCGACACAAGCCCAACCCCTGACCACGCCTACCTTCTGGGCTACGTGCCCAACGTGCGGATATGCAACATAACCAATCTCGTTGAAGGGGTTGAAATAACTTATGGGGGCGACACCTGGATTCCGTTTCCAATGATCCGCAAGCTGATTCCATACGACGGCACAGCTGGGTACCAGAGCGGATCCTACGGCATCGCCTACAAGAAAGTGACATAACGTGGCAACTTTCTCAGGAATCAGGGTATCGATATTTGGGGACCAGCTGTTCGATTGCGTTAGGCCTGTTGGCCTAACTCTAACGAACATTCATGAACCGCCGCAACCAGGTTACCCAGGCCCATCGATACTATCGACTGCACCCGGAGCAGGATCTGTTTCTTCTGGCGGCAACACCTTTGCCTCTGGGGGTTCGTCTCATTCCGGTTGGTTCATGCCACTACTTGGGCTTGACTGGTTTGAAAAGGTCCACACAGTGCCCAAGCGGGTGGACTTTGGGAATATTCTGTCTCAGATAGATCAGGAAGTTGAAATCTACAACGCCTACCGCAAGGAAGACAGGACACTCACTGGTATCAACTTCCCAGTTGCTGGACTGGAGTTCACCCCGTCGCCTACTTTGCCGTACACAATCTTTGAGCAGGACGGACTTGTGCTTACGCTGAGGGCTACACTGGATGGACCTCCTGCATTTGATGACAGCATTCTATTCACGCTCGACAGCGGGATCGTTTCGTTTCCTGTTACAGGCACTCGGGTTGTTTCGTTCCAATTCCAGCCTGAGACACCGGTGAAAGAAACGCTGAGTTTCCTGACTGATATCATAACTGGTCTGAGTGGTTACGAGCAGAGAATCTCGCTTCGCAAAAATCCTCGCCAGCAGATGGACCTTGTGTATGTCCTGGAAGACGATGGGGAGGAAAGGACGAGGGTGGAATCTCTTCTCATGGACTGGCAGGCCCGCAACTGGGGAGTTCCTGTATGGTTCGAAAGCACTACTGCCACTTCAGACATCACCACAGGCGACACCGTGATCAACGTTGGGTCCACAGCCTACGCAAGCTACAGAGAGGGCGGACTCGTGATAATTCGGCAGAGCGACACGGCATATGAAATCCTTGAGGTTGCGTCGTTCACTTCGACAACCATTACCCTCAAATCCTTTGTCTCCGGTTCATACGCAGCAGAAGCCGTCCGGGTGATGCCTGTGAGGGTTTGTCAGATGCGAAGCAAGGAGGGTGGTGAACGCTACCAGGTCAATGGTGTTCGATACCAGTTCAAATTTGTGTCAACAGACAACAGGGAAGACATCGCATCCACTGCAGGATTCAACAGCTTTAACAGCAAGGTCATATTCGACGGCAGCAACCTGATTGATGGAACGCACCAGCAGGTGTTTAACAGAGAACTGGAGGTTATTGACGGCATCACAGGAAAGCGCGAGCAATACTCCTCCTGGGCACGTAGTAAGAAAGGGTCAATCAAAGGATTCGCCACCTCCACCCGAGCATCCCTCTGGGCCATGAGGCAGGTGCTGCACTCCTTGAGGGGAAGGCAGGTAAGTTTTTACCTTCCCACGTTCCAAAAAGACCTCAAGCCGGTTGATGACATCGCTGTCGGGACTTCTGATCTCGATATAGCTCACGTGAACTATAACTTGTTCGCTCGCGAACGAGCCTACATGAATAGGATTCGAGTCCACTTTTCTAACGGGACCAGTGTTGACAGGACCATAACGGGTTCATCGGTTGTCTCATCGTCTGTTGAACGTCTGACTGTCGACAGCATCTGGGGCGCGAATTACGCGCTTGGGGATATTACCAGAATTGAGTTTGTGCAGCTGGTAAGGTTCGACACGGATGACTTTGAGATTGAGCACTACGACAGCAACGGAAATGCTCGGTTGTTCGCTCCTGTCTTGACGGTTCATGACGAGTAACGACCATGTCCTTTTCAACATATGAGAACAGTGTGGAAAGCGGCTCACCTGTTGAGCTGTATGAGATTTCCATTGGCAGTGATATCTACCGACTTTCCTCAACTGAGGATGATTACACTTTCGGCAGTGATGTGTATACAGGCTCGGCAATCAATCGAACTAACATTGGTGTCGGCCAGGACCAGCGCACACAGCTGATAAACTTCGAGCTCCCCTCCTCACACCCTTTCGTTCAAAGGTATATCCTCATTGCTCCTGGGCAACGTGCAACCATTTCGGTTTTCAGGTTTCATAGGCTCGATACTCCAGGCCTTGAAAGGGTGCTCACCTTTAAGGGAATTGTTCGCTCTGTCGCATTTACTCGACAGGGCAATGCTGCCCAGGTTGCTTGTATGCCGCTCACCGGAGGGCTGAGCAGGCAGGTGCCGAGGTTTACATACCAGGCACCATGCAACCATGTTCTGTTTGACGATCGGTGCAAAGTTGCGCTGGATCTCACCACAAGCTACTCCGGCACCGTTACCGCTGTGAGCGGGAGTGACGTGACGGTGAATGGGTTGAGTGCAAAGGGATCCGGGTGGGCTGTCGGCGGGTATATCACGAACACTACAAACGACGATTATCGACTCATACTTGCGCAAAGTGGGGATACAATTACTCTGCTGCTGCCGTTTCCAGCCGACCTTGCTATCCTTGGGCAGACATTTGTAATAACCGCAGGTTGCGACCATTCAATTGCAACTTGTAAGAGCAAGTTTGACAACGTCACCAATTATGGTGGGTTTGCTTTTGTTCCAACTAAGAATCCGTTTGAGACTGGACTGTAGCCATGTTTTGGGTCACGCTTATCTTGTGGGCTGTAACCTTCGTTCTGAGTGAGCTGCTTAGACCGAAGCCTAAAATCGAGAATGCCAAGCCTGCTGGCCTCGGTGATTTCAACTTTCCCACCGCAACGGAAGGTCGGGTTGTTCCAATTATCTGGGGTACCGTAAAGATCCAGGGTCCAAACGTTGTCTGGTATGGAGATCTCCAGCAGGTTCCTATCACCCGCAAGATCAAGACAGGGATGTTCAGCTCCAAGCAGCAAATTACCGGATACAAATACTTCGTTGGTGTCCAGATGGCTCTCTGTCGAGGAGAAGTTGGGAAGCTGTTCAACATATGGGTTGGGGACGTTGCGCTGTGGAGTGGGACTCAAACAGGAGCTGGGACAATCAGTGTCGACGAGCCTGAGTTCCTTGGCGGCAACGACCTAGGCCAGGGAGGCATTGCAGGGGACATCACGCTGGTGACCGGAACTGAAGTCCAGGCTGCAAACACCTACCTGTCAGCATTGCAGCAGCAGGGTGGAGATACCCCAGCCTATCCCGGGACCTGCTACGTTGTGTTCGAGGGAGGCTACCTGGGCAACTCAGCCAGTATCCAGCCATGGAAGTTCGAGGTCCAGAGAATTCCGAATGGTCTTGGACTTGCTGATCCGACAGTCAACACGAACGACGCTAACCCGATGAACGTGTTGTACGAGATCTTCACAAACGATGAGTGGGGGCTTGGCCTCCCTGCCACCGATATCGACACCAGCAATTTCTCTACTGCTGCAGCTACTCTGAAGACAGAGGGGAACGGTTTCTCTTTCATTCTTGACAATGCCCAGGAGGTTGTTGAGCTCATCAAGCAGGTTGAGCAGCAGATAGATGGGGTGGTTGTTCTTGACAGACTTACTGGCAAGTGGAAGGTGAATCTTGCTCGTGGCGGCTATTCCCTTGGCTCTCTCACCATCGCCAATGATGACAACACCAAGTCGGTGGTTGAGTTCAGTCGAGGTGCCTGGGAGGACACCACTACTGAGGTTCGAGTTGCATTTTCGAATAGAGCTAATAACTACGCCAACACCTTTGCCATGTCCCAGGATATGGCCAATGTGAAGATCCAGGGGCAGAATGTTGTTTCCCAGGTTACCTACCCAGGTGTGAAGGACGCTGATCTGGCCAACCAGATTGCGTGGCGAGACCTTCGTGGCCTGAGCCGACCGATTGCCAAGGTGAAGCTGATTGTCGACCGATCTTTCTACAACACGTCTCCTGGCGACGTAATCCTCTTCGCCAACTCAGCCTTGGATATCAGTGCAATGGCTGTCCGTATCACAAAGGTGGACATGGGTCGACTGGAGAAAGGAGAGATTGAGCTCAACGGCGTGGAGGACATCTATACTTTTGAGGACCCGGTCTTCGCCTCCCCTGGGCCTACCGGATGGACCGCACCCAGCAACACCGCCGTTGACATCACTGCAGCCAACAGAGCCATTTTCGAGGCACCGAAAGCTTTTGCTGACCGCGACCCAGTAAGTCCAGGGCTGTATCGCAGAATCTGGGTGGGTGGCAGGAGCCCAGGGGTGGGAGCTGTCCTGTTCAACATCGACGCGAGCGGATCGGAGGTTGGTTCTGTAACTGGGTTTCTTCTGGCCGGAAAACTTGCCAGCGCAGTCAATCCGGAAGTGCACGGTGGGAATATCGAAATAGTTGCTGATCCCGACACCCGTGCAGCAATCTTGGCAGAGCTCGGCTCAGCCACTGACGAGGACATCGGCAGAAGCCTGTCGAACCTTTGCCTGGTGAATAACGAGCTGTTTGCGTTCAAGTCCTACACAGATCTTGGAACCAACATTCGACTTAACGATTGTTATCGTGGGCTGTGCGACACCGCTCCTGGGATACACACAGCAAACGACAGAGTGTGGTTCCTGTTTGTGGCCGGTGGTATGACCGATGACTCGTTTGCCAGTTCTCCTGCAAGTATCAAGCTGCTCACTCAAACCAACAGCGAGACGCTTTCGGCTGGATCGGCTACAGCTTCCTCGGTGACAATAGCTGACCGGCATTTAAAGCCATACCCTCCTTCGGAACTGACAATCAACACCACACCATATCCGTCTAGTGCTGTGAGCCTGGATGATGGCGTGTCTGCGGGTGATGACGGCAAGGGGCTAAATGTAGGATGGACGAGGCGTGACCACAATGCCCAGGATGAGGTTCTGTCCGTCATGAGCGAGGACGAGTTACCGAGCACCTTCCCGACTGAGCTGAGCACAACCTACAAGGTTGAGGTCATCAACGATCCTCTCGGGTCTGCAACGACTCTGTTTGACACCGGGTATGTGACCTCGAACGCTTCAACCCCTGTCGGCAGAACAAAGATTCTCAGATACACTGATGGGGTTGTCCCGAGCACAATTCAGATCAAGGTCCACACCAGGCACACAATCGGCTCCACCAATTATGAAGCCACTCAGCAACTCACGGACATTATCTCTGTCACGTCTTCTGAGCTCAGTGGGCAGATTAATATGGGTGCGCTGGACGACAATGAGGTGGGAACACTCTACACTTCCTCTGCCCCAGATACAGGCATTTACTCGTTCGCAATACAACAGAGTCTCCTCTCAAGCGGCGCAGTTCAGGCCAGAATTAACGGAGGATCGTGGACCACAGTCATCTCCACCGGAAACACCACCGGCACACTCGCTGGGGTTTCAGCTGGGGACACCATTGAGGTTCAGCATACTCAGACTGGGTCGGATTCAGCAGAAACGCTCCTCAAGGTTACCCCTCCGTCCACTTCGACAATCGGATACGCTGTGTTGATTATTTGATTGTTCGATTGCTTCGGCGGCAGGATAATTCAGTGAGTGAATAAAACGATATTATCGATGTTGCTGGTTGCAGCTTTCTGCGTTGGCTGCATGACCCAAAATCCCGCCACTGGAGAAAAAGAGTTCGATCCAGTGAAGACAGAGCAGGTGAAGGAGGCTTCAAAGACACTCATTGCAAGCGCAACCCGCCGCACCATTGTCGACACCTACGGCTACGACAAGCGTGTGCTCCTCTATTTCGAAAAGAGCCTCACCACTTTCAAGACCATGCGTGACAACAAAGAGTTCTCCGTTGCAACGCTGCGGTTGAACCTTGAGGCTGCGTTGTATGAAACCGGCATCTTCCCCAACCCGAATATTGACGGGCTGATCATTGACGGGAAAAACTTTCTCGTTTCTCTTTACGCCATTCAGTATGAAAACAGGCTGTCTGCCGACCTTGGCGAGGACGGATTTGTGTTCAACCTGATGGATGCTCTTTGCGACGGAACAGAGCAGGGCATTCAGGATGCCAAACTTCAGCTTGGAATATAAAAGAAAGCTAGAAACGTGCTGTTTCAATGGGTAGCCACAGTCGTAACAGGAATAATCCGAGCACCGTCCATGGGAACTGGTCAGGTAGAACAAACATCTCAGAACGACAAATCGACCTTGAGGCACGTTTCGCAGCTCATGCCGAGCAAACAGCAGCAGCTCTGGATTCAGTCGTTAGAACACTTGAGGCAGCAAACCAGCGAACTGAGGAAGACAAGCGTGCTTTCAAAGAATCGATCGAAAAAATTAGCTCAGAATGGTTCAGGAAGCTTGACACTCTCTCACATGAAATCAACCGCAGGTTTGAGAGCACAAGGCCCAACTGGCTCGGATTCTTTGGCCTCCTCACTGCTGTCGTTGTCCCGGCTGCGGCACTCATTGGAGCAAATGTCAAGTCATCGATCGCCCCGGTTATAGAGAAGCAAAACATTATCCTCTACCAGCTCCAAGATCATCTCTCCTCCCCTGGGCACACCGAGACGATGGTCAGCACGAAAGCTGTCCAGGTTGAGGTAGAAGAATTGAAGAGGGACATTGAGCGACTTGAGAATAAATTAGATTGACCCAGAGCGTAGGAGGGTGATGCTTCCCCAAAGATGCAAGAATATGAATTCAAGACTAAGCCGTTTGAGCACCAGCTCGAAGTATTCAAAGAGACGAAAGACTCCCCACGCTATGCGTTGTTCTGGGAGATGGGCTGTGGCAAGACCAAGCCGGTAATCGATACCTTCTCATACCAGGTTCAGAAAGGTGCCGTCAAGACACTTGTGGTGCTCGCCCCAAACGGTGTCCACACCAACTGGATAACAGACGAGATACCGACCCACTGTCCAATCAAGCTGAGGACGTTTTGCTGGAACAGCCAGAAGACAAGCACAGCCTGGTTCAAGAAAGAGCTCAAGGAATTCCTGACACACCAGGGTCCAAAGATCATCGCACTCAATTACGACGCTGTGATGACCAAGCTTGGGGACAAGGCTGTCCGTAAGCTTATTGAGGACACGAGTGATTCATTTCTGGTTCTAGATGAATCCCAATACATCAAGACACCCGGAGCAAAACGGACGATGCGCATCCTTTCGTATGTCCGGTATTGCGAGTGGCGACGAATACTGACGGGCACGCCAATAACGAACAATCCATTCGACATCTACACTCAAATGAAGGTGCTAGACCTGGGATATTGGAAGCTTCATGGCCTGGACAACTTTACGGTGTTCAAGCAATACTTCGGCGTGTTCAAGAGCCAGCAGTTCAGCTCAGGCACTGTCGAACTTGTTGTCGGGTTCAAGAACCTTGACCACCTGAAGCAGCTTGTCTCTGCAAATTCCAGCCGACTCCTCAAGGACGACGTTCTGACGCTTCCTGAGAAACTCTATTCCAAGCGTTACTTCGAGATGAATCCGGAGCAACGCAGGGTGTATGACGAGCTCAAGAACGACTTCGTAACCTTTCTCAACGGAGACGTAGTGACAGCCGATTTAGCCATCGTAAGACTTCAGAGGCTTCAGCAGGTTACTTCTGGCTACCTGCCCAGTGAGGATGGTGAAACAGTTCACGAACGCATTGGGGGAGAAAACCGAAGAATGGCGTGCCTGGAAGATGTGGTCCGGGACGTGCCTCACCAAGGCATCATCTGGGCCAAATACACCAGAGACATCGAGGAGATTGCTAAGCTACTTGGGGAGGAGTGTGTCACCTACTACGGCGCAACCAGCCATGATGACAGAATAAAGGCTAGGCAGAGGTTCAGAGCTGGAGAGGTCAAGTGGTTTGTTGGCAACCCGGATGCTGCAGGCACTGGGCTAACACTGGTGGAGGCAAAGACGGTCATCTACTACAACACGAGTTATAAACTTGCAGCCAGGCTCCAGTCTGAAGATCGAGCCCACCGTATCGGACAGAACAATAACGTCAACTACGTTGACATTGTCGCTCTGGATTCCATTGACATTGGCATTGTCCAGTCGCTGGTAAAGAAACGAGAATTGTCTGGCGAAGTGCTAGGCGATGAACTGAAGGAATGGATATGAATAAAGTTTACGTTGTCCAAAGACAATTACGTTGGGATGAAGAGCGAGAGAACCTGCTCCCCAAGTTTGACATCACACCGGCTGAGAAATTCGGAGAGCTGGAATATCTCCTTGGGCCAAAAGACACTCCGTTTACCAGCGAGCAGGTGATCAAGGATCTCCACCACAAACTCTCTTTTCTTACTGAGGACGATTACATCCTCCTAGTTGGAAATCCCTGTCTCATTGGGTGGGCTGTGGCAATCGCATCCCAATATAACAACGGGGTTGTTCGATTGCTGCAGTGGTGCAATCGAACCCACACGTATGTTGAGATTTTGACCGACCTGAAAAAGACAATTTAAGATGTTGCAGTTTGCCCCAGCTGAGGGCAGGCTTGAGCTCAGATAAATACACACCAGTTCGTAAAGCGAATGACCCTGACGAAACTGCGTGTGGACAACGATAAAATATTATATGAATCCAGAACAAATTAAAGCGGACGGCTACCTGGAATACCAGGACGAGGCGAAACAAACGGACGACTCTGACAAACTCAGAGTGCTGGTGAGGCTCGCAGAAAAGCAACGAGATATTGAAACCTCAATTGCCCAGGTTGAGGAACGTTTGAGCAAGCTACGAGACGAGCTGAAGGAAATCAGCGAGAGGAAGCTTCCTGAAGCTATGGATGATCTCAAGTTCGAGGAGTTCAAGACCAGCAGTGGCCTGAAGATCAAGATCAACGAGAGGATCAGAGCCAGCATCCCGGCTTCAAGAATGGACGAGGCTGTTCACTGGCTTGATCAGCATGGACACGACAAGCTTGTGAAGCGTCAATTCGTGATCCTATTCAACAAGGACGAGGAATCCTGGGCGAACAAATTCCAGGCCGATCTCAACAAACGGAAACGCCAGGTGAACTGCACTCAGAAAAAAGACATCCACAACAGGACGCTGGTGTCATTTGTGAGCAGTGAGCTGAAGGAGGGTCACGATCTTCCGCTGGACTTGTTTGGTGTGTTTCGGCAACGTGTGAGCTCGGTTGAAGTCCCAAAATAAATTTACTGTCACCTAGTGTGTGAGTGGTGAGGTGGTTGCTAACCAATGCCTGGGCACCCGGAGGCGTTAAAGAGCTGGCTGCGCAAAACAGAAAGAACCAAAATGAGTAAGAAGGAAATCGAGAAGACCCAAACCCACCTTCCTGCAAATACGCAGGACTATGGTGCCGACGCCAACACTGGATTCGAGGGGCAGACCAGGGAAGACCTGGTAATCCCGTTCATCAACATCGTCCAGCCAAACAGCAAGATTGCTCAGGAGAGTGAGAAGGTGCGTCCTGGGCAGTTCTATAACAATGTGACCGAAGAGGCGTTACCTTCGATCAACCTTATTCCCTGCTACGTGGACCACCTTTACGTTGAGTGGAGGTCTCGCAAGGAGGGTGGTGGAATCGCTGGACGACACCAGCTGGATTCTGAGTATGTGGCAAAGCACAAGGCTGCGAGCGGGGGTGGGAACAAGATCTTCACC